GATTAAGAAAATTGAGAGAGCAAAGAAAAAAGAACTTGTTAAAGCTAAGAATTTTTTCAATGAACAAAAAGATAAATATAAAACTCCTCTTGAGTCAAGTGGGGGTGGATTATCTGACGAGGACAGAGAAAAATTTAATAGCTATAAAAGTTATATTGAGGAATCAACCAATGCTCAACAAGCACAGCAAAAAAGGTATGATTACTTCTTGGAAAAAACTAATCAGTTTTTTACCGATGAGTTCAAAGGTTTTGAGTTCAATGTCGGAGAGAAGAGTTTTACTTTTAAACCTGGTGATGGCAAGGAGTTGTTAAGCAAACAATCAGATATTAATAATTTCATGGGTAAATTCATGGATAAAGAAACTGGTTTGATTGCAGACGCTGCAGGTTATCATAGAGCTATGTCGGTAGCAATGAACTTAGATAAGTTTGCTGAATTTTTCTACAACCAAGGAATGACATCGGCTGTAGATAATGTAAGTAAAAAATCTAAAAACATTAATATGGATATGAGAAAGACTCCAACCAATCTAAGTAAGGATGGATTAAAGATTAGAGCGGTAGGGGATACAAGCAGTGGTAGAGGACTTAAAATTAGAAGTATTAAAAATAGTTAAAAACAAAAATTAAAAAATTTAGAAATTATGCCAGTAAACGCATCCCCAGGATGGGATCTCCAGCCAAGTGCAGAGAGAGTTGCCCTTCCTTCAAATTACATTACTAATTTCGATTTCTTGAATCAGTATCTTCCTGATACTTATGAAAAGGAATTTGAAAGATATGGTAATAGAACAGTAGCTTCATTCTTAAGAATGGTAGGTGCTGAAATGCCTTCAAACTCAGACATGATAAAATGGGCTGAGCAAGGTAGATTACATACTAAGTATACGCAAGTGACTACACCAACAGCTCCTGGAGCTGGTGTTACTCAAGCTACTTATACGGTAGGTGACACTTTAAATCCAGCAGGATCTAATATCGCTATTAGAGTTGGACAAACAGTAATGATCTCAGATAACACTCCAGGATCAAACTTATCGAATAAAGCAGTAGTAACAGCAGTACCAACAGCTACGACTTTTACTTGTGATTACTACGAAGCAAACCAAGTAGTTCCAGCTGCAACCAACTTAACTGTATTTATTTACGGTTCGGAATTTGCTAAAGGTACTCCAGGAATGGTAGATTCATTAGAGTCTAACGATGTTTTCTTCGACAACAAACCAATCATCATTAAGGATACTTACGAGGTAAGTGGTTCTGACATGGCTCAAATTGGTTGGGTTGAGATTTCAACTGAAAATGGTGGCTCAGGCTACTTATGGTACATGAAATCAGAGCACGAGACAAGACTTCGTTTTGAAGACTATCTTGAAACAGCAATGATTGAGGCAGTTCCAGCTGCTCCTAACTCAGGTGCGGAAGCTGCTTTATCTTCTTCTACTCCTGCTATAGGTACAATCAACGCAGGTTCTGAAGGTGTATTCTATGTAGTAGGTACAAGAGGTAATGTTTATGGTGGTGGTAACCCAACTACTTTAGCAAACTTCGACACTGTTATTTCAAGACTTGACAAGCAAGGTGCTATAGAAGAAAATGTTCTTTTTGTTGACAGACAATTCTCTTTCGATATTGACGATATGTTAGCTGCTCAAAACTCTTATGGAGCTGGTGGTACATCATATGGTTTATTCGATAACGATGAGGATATGGCTCTTAACTTAGGGTTCACTGGATTCCGTAGAGGATATGACTTCTACAAGTCTGATTGGAAATACCTTAACGATGCTACTATGAGAGGTGATATTGTAGGTGGAGCGATCAACGGACTTTTAGTTCCTGCAGGTTCTACATCTGTATATGACCAAATCTTAGGTAAAAACGCAAAGCGTCCTTTCTTACATGTTCGTTACAGAGCATCTGAGACTGAAGACAGACGATACAAAACTTGGATCACTGGTTCTGCTGGTGGAGCAAGAACATCTTCTTTAGATGCAATGCAAGTTAACTTCTTGAGTGAGAGAGCTTGTTGTACTTTAGGTGCAAACAACTTCTTCTTATTCCAAGACTAAGCTGTAAATCAATTAGGGGAGGATTAATCTCCTCCCCTTTTTTTTAACTTTAATTAAATTATAATAAAATGAAAAAGACACAAAAATTCGTAGATAAAAACTACAAACTTACAAGAGATGCAGCACCATTAGCGTACATGCTCTCTTCACACCACACTAAAAGAACTAACCTACTTTATTTTGATGAGGACACAGGTGTTAACCGACCTCTTCGTTATGCAAGAAACCAAAAATCTCCATTTGAAGATGAGCAAGATGGTAATGTTATCATGGAGCCTATCGTTTTTGAAGATGGTATATTGCATGTAAGTAGAAGTAACCAAATTCTTCAACACTTCTTATCATTACATCCAGGTAATGGAAATATTTTCGTAGAGATTGATGGAGCTAAAGATGCGGTAGAAGAACTGGAAATTGAAAACCTTGTATTAGAAGCTCAACTGATAGCTCGTGACTTACCTCTTACTAAACTAACAACTATAGGAAGAGTAGTTATAGGAGCTGAGGTGGATAAGATGAGTACTGCCGAATTAAAAAGAGATATACTTGTGTATGCTCGATTGAATCCTGTAGAATTTATTGACATACTTGATGATCCAGCTTTACAAGTTCAGGATGATGTAGTTCAATTCTTTTCAAATGGATTGTTAGGTTTGAGAAATAAGCAAAGAGATGTTTACTTTTCTTTACCTAATAATAAAAAGAAATTCTTAACTGTTCCTTATGGAGAAGATCCTTATGATATTGTGGCTTCTTATATGCAGACAGATGATGGAGTGGAAACTTATAAACTTTTAAAGAGACACCTTAAAGGTGAAGCTCCTAAGTTTGAAGTTGAAAATGAAATGAAAGAAGTGAAAATAGAAGTAGAGCCTAAAAAGAAAAAGAAGGCTACTAAATAAAACTAAAGAAAGCACCTTAAATAGGTGCTTTTTTTTTACTTATCTTTGCACTTTATTAACCCATTAAAAACTTTTTATAAAATGGAAAAATTCTTATCAATCCCAGTAACAGGATCAGGGGATGTTTTACTTAATGTAAACGAAGTCCTGTCTGTAACAGCTGCAAGTTCAACTGCAGTAGATACAGTAGTAACTTATTTAAACGGAAACACAGCAACCATTACTTCAGCTGCTCAAGTAGCTTATGATGTAAGAACAGCAGTTCAAGATGCTATGACAGCGGCTTTAGCAACTTCTTGGACTCGTGTAACTTACGCAGTAATACCTCCAAAGGCGGTATCAGGAATAGTTATAGCGTAATGGGAAAGTTTGTAAATGTACCATTACCAATTAGTGACGCTACAGCGGCAATGCCGACACCTGTTGATAGCGGAACGACTGATGGAGCTACCAGTGGAAAATTAACTGATAGTACTCAGACTTTTATTACTGCTGGAGTAGCAGTAGGAGATGTAATTATAGGAGCTACTGTAGCGGTAGGAGTTACTGCTGTAGTTACTGCTGTAGATAGTGAAACTGTTTTAAGCATTGGCGGAGACGCTGCTGCTGTAGCTTCTTTAGAGGCTTCAGGAGAGGCTTTTAAAATATTCACTAATGCAGATGCTCATACTTTAGTTAACAGTGCAGCTACTTTTACTGCTGATGTTAATGTAGGAGATGTAGTGATAAATAATACTTCTGGAGGAGTAGCTAAGGTAACTAAAGTTCTTAGTGATACAGCAGTATTAATAGACAACATTATTTTTAATGACAATTCTACTGATGATGGTGTAATCATCTCTCAAAGTGGAAAAGGTTGTTTATTAGTAAATGCTGAGAACATCGCAACTATTGAGCCAACTGCTGGAGGTGCAGGAACAACACCTGTTGTTATTAAATACAAAACTAAAACAGCTGGCAATGATACTTTAACTATCACAATCAATACAGCTCAAGCTGACTATGGATGGCAGCTTGCTTTTGAGAAAGAAATGATTGAAGTATTAGAGTCTGATTGGTCAGATGTAGTTAGAGAAATGCCATTACTGCGTTCTCCTGACGGATCAACTGTTCAGGTAATGTTTGCTTCAGGTATTGCTTTAGCATAATAAGTATTTCATATATAAAGAGAGGCTTACAAAAAAAGTAGGCCTCTTTTTTTTTGTTATCTTTGTAGAAATGTTATAAGGTTATGCCAGCATCAATAAACGAAGTAAGAAATACCGTATTAGCTATTGCTAATAAAAATAATTATGGATACATATCTCCACAAGATTTTAACTTGTATGCTAAACAAGCACAGATGGATATGTTTGAAGATTATTTTTATCAATACAATCATTGGATTAATAAGCAAAATAGTAGGACTTCAGGTACAGGATATGCAGATATCACTAAAGGATTAGTAGAGGTTATAGATACTTTTTCTACACAAGTATTTTTAGCTCAAAATAATGCTAACACTTTTAATCTACCTAATGATTATTATTTAATTAATAAGCTATTTTATTATTCCGATCCTTTATTTACAGGGACAGCTACAGGGGTATTAGCAAATAGTTTGATAGATGCGGCAGCAGTAGGATGGACTACCATACCTGCTTCAGCTCCGACACCTCTACCTGGAAGTATAATAGTGAATACTACTACTTTAGAAGAGGCTTATGTAACAGGAGTAACAAACGCAACTACTATAACATTAAGTGCGGATATATTTCAAGTATTAGGAGAAGGTTATGTTATATATAATAACACGAAAATTAAAGAAGTAGAGAGGGTGAGTCAGAATAAAATATTTTATCTAACTAACTCTATGCTTACTGCTCCTTCTACAAGCTACCCAGCCTATGTATTAGATGGCAATGTAGTGACAGTTTATCCTACTAACATTATGAACGCTGGAGATATTAGGTCTCAATATATTCGATACCCAATAGATCCAAACTGGACTTGGTTAAACCTTATTGGTGGAGAGCCAATGTTTGATCAAACCAATGTAAACTTCCAAGAGTTTGAGTTACCTGATTCTGACGAACCAACATTAGTTGCTAAAATTTGTCAGTATATAGGTATAGAGATTAGAGAAGAAATGGTATACTCTTTTGGAGGAAATGAAGAAACCTTAGATACTCAAGAAACAAGTTAATTATGGCATATATTACTGATTATGTATATTACGAAAACAATGTTGGGCCACCTTTTGCAAGTCCGTTTGAAGCTAATTGGGGATCCTATCAATATGTTAGTTTAGAAGATATTGTAAATAACTTCATGTTAATGTATCAAGGGAATAATGAATTAATAAACAACATTAATCGTTATCAAGTTTTATTCCACGCTAAGCGAGGAATACAAGAACTGAACTACGATGCAATGAAGGAGATAAAAATCCTTGAGCTTAAAGTGTGCGATCAATTAAGATTTGTATTGCCTCAAGACTATGTGAATTGGGTGAGAATTTCTTTGGAGAGAAATGGAATGTTATTTCCAATGACTGAAAATATTCAAACTAACTGGAGTGGAGCGTATTTACAAGACCATGATTGTAGAATTTTATTTGATATAGATGGTAATGTACTTAAGCCTCATGATTCTTATTTTGATATACAAAGATTAGATGGTACTCAAAAGAACATGTACATGGGACTTGGCCCTTATCATGGGCAATTAGGATGGAACATAGACGGAAATTGGTATTTCGACTACAATATAGGCGGTGATTTTGGATTAAACACTGAGACTGCTAATATTAATCCTACATTTAGCATCAACAAA